GGCAGATTTACTCCGCGCGCAATCCTTCGGGAACTCGCCGTTGTACCAGCTTACTTACACCTTACTGATAGACAGAGGACTGTACATCTACAACATATGTTGAGATGAGCCTTGAACTAGCAGAAACCAGCTAGAGAGGTAACCACACGGGCGAAATAGTCGTTAGAATGCACGGTTCCACGGACGACCTGACTTAAGGACAAAGCCTTCGGGCGATGCTTCCTGATATACGAATCTATAAAATCAGTATATCCCGTCTGGATCTTAGACTCTTTAGGCGCTTCAAACCATGGGGAGTAGAAGAGAGCTGGCAAAACCAGATCTTCTTCTTCGGCCCAGGTAGGTAGAGCCTGACGACCAAGGAGGACTAACTCACGAACCTTTGTGCCCCCGACCTCACGGTAGAGACCGTTAAGGTAGGAGACAAGGCGTTTCGCGAAGTCGTCTTCCGTGTTCATACCACGAAGGTGATCGGTCAACCTAGCTATCTTTGGTAGCTGAGGTTGTTCGAGGCATAGTCGTGCAAAGAGTCGGTGACGGATAGAAGGAAGTCGCCTTTTCCGGATCTCACCAGATGGCGGAAGTGGGAAACCGACGCCACCAAGGAGGGGCGGCAAGCATAATGCGAGCCGCCTCTCTTTGGCCGTCTGCAACATAGTTCTTCCGTGTTGCTTCCACAAAAACTTCCAGCCCATCTGGGGGCGAGGACAGGTGTCAAGGAATCCTGAGAGAAGGGCGGAGGGATGCAAGTCCCCCGAACCCCTCTTTCGATCCGTAACATCGCGAGGTACGCGTGCATACGCCCAACCCATTTGAACGTGGGGAACTCTCCTGGGGATGTAACCGACTGTCAGCTTTACAGCCGACGTTCGGACATCCTCCGGGTAGAACCTCCACATCTCAGAGTTGATCGTGCACAGACGCTGATGAACTAGCGTCTTACCAGGCGATGGTATAAGGCCAAACCAGGCCATATACTGATTCCAAAACCTGAACTCGTCTTTGGTCCCTTTCCACAATCCGTCATCACCATTCAGACGGAAAGCTAAATCCTCCAGAGGTAATTTCTCTCCACGGTAGATC